ATATTGGCGCCTCAGAAGTAATGGCAAGATTTTCCACACTTGCGTCGGCGTATGGCGAACTCTTCGCCCCCCGCCGCGTCTACATTCCCACCGCCGCCGCAGCCGCTGCGAGCACATACACCCTCACCAGCGCCACCTGGGTGCCCGGCTCGATCACCGCGACCGGGGTGACGCCGCGGATCGTGCGGACGAAATCATGACCGATGCAACAGTTGCAGAAATGGAAACGGTTAATGCGCCAGAGGTGTATCGACTCACCCCGGCTGACGTGCGTCGGGCCGTGCTGGCCGAGCGTGAGCGCTGTGCGCAGATCGTCGAAAACATGCCAGCGCATACATGGCATGATGGCAGCGACCAATATGGTCAGCCATGCCCGGCCAAGGTAATAACGACCAAGGCCGACTACGTGGCTGCGATTCGCAAGGGCTGACCTATGGCCCAGACGATCTACTGGACCCTCGTCCCCGCGACGGACACGGCGTACAGCAACAACACCACCGACGCCGCCAAGATCAAAGACGGGCTGCGTCAAAACAGCAGTGCAGCGACCGCGAGCGGAAGCGAGCCCGACCCCGACACCAGCGGCTCGCAGCCTGTTGATGAGCAGACGCCAGTCACCGGGCTGACGGCGGGCACGCAATACCGCATCGCGGCGACGATCTGGGATGGCACGACGTATGGGGGCGGGAGCAGCACCTACGTCGTGGAGTCAGAAACGTTTGAAACATTGCCCGCATTCATAGCCGCCTGGGCCGTCAACTCGAACACAGTCATCCATAAGGGCGCGCCAGCATGAAACGCAACACCGCCAGCCAGGTCATCGGCGCGCAGCTCGTCAACGCCACCACCGGAGCGGCGTTCACGGGTTCGGTCACCGTCTACGTCACCGGCGACGGCGGCACGCAGGCCGCGGGCTCGGTTGGTTCCGGCGCCTGCACGCACGAAGGCAACGGCTTCCACACCTACGCCCCGGCGCAGGCCGAGACCGACTACGCGCACGTGGCCTTCACCTTCGTCGGCACCGGCGCCGTGCCGGCCACGGTGCAGGTCTACCCAAGCTTCCCGCAGACGGGCGACGCATTCTCCCGCCTGGGCGCACCCGCTGGCGCCAGTGTGTCGGCCGACGTGGCCGCAATCAAGGCCGAAACCGCCGCCATCCTGGTGGACACCGGCACCACGCTGCAGGCCAAGCTCGACGGCATCCAGGCCGACACCGAAGACATCCAGTCCAGGCTGCCGGCGGCGCTGGTCTCCGGCCGCATCGACGCCAGCGTGGGCGCCATGGCTGCCAACGTCATGACCGCCGCGGCCGCGGCAGCAGACTTAACCACCGAACTGCAGGCCGGCCTGGCCACGTCGTCGGAGCTGTCAACCGTTGCCGGCTACCTCGACACCGAGATCGCCGCGATTCTTGCCGACACCAACGAGCTGCAAACCGACTGGGCCAACGGCGGCCGGCTCGACCTGATCCTGGACGCACGCGCATCGCAGGCCTCGGTCGACGAGCTGCCCACCAACGCCGAACTGGCCTCGGCTCTGGGCGACATCCCCACCGCCACAGAAAACGCCGACGCCCTGCTCAACCGCGACATGAGCGCCGTGAGCGACACCACCGCCAGGTCGCCGCTCAACGCGCTGCGCTTCCTGCGCAACAAATGGTCGATCAGCGGAACCACGCTCACGGTGACCAAGGAAGACGACGCCGCCGCCGCCTGGACAGCAACCGTTTCAACCACCGCGGGCGCCGACCCCGTGACCGGCAATGATCCGGCCTGACGCACCATGGCCGGCACCCACGGCCTGCTGGCATTCTGGATCGGCGGTGCCGGCGCAACGCCTGCGGCAGAGCAGGGCGCCGTCCGCGGCATGCTGGCGCCGTGGATCGGCGGCGCTGGCGCAACGCCTGCGGCAGAGCAGGGCGCCGTCCGCGGCATGCTGGCGCCGTGGATGGGCGGCGCCGGAGCCGTGCCAGGCCAGGTCGAGCCGCCGACACCGCCAATTCTTGGTGGCGGCGGCCGCTACCCCGTGCCGCCTGACCTGCGCGCCGGGTTCCGCCGCCGCCTGCTGGCAGAAGACGAGCTCATGCTGCTGATGGCCGCGCAGATCGCCGGCGCCGGGCTGCTGCACTAGGACACCACCACCCATGCGAACCACCGACCCCCTGGCCCAGCTCTCCGACGGCGTGCTGCACTCCGTGCGCGGCTATATCCAGCGCTCCATGGCGCCGTGGCTGGACCGCGTGCGCGCGCTCGAGCAGCAGGCCCCGGTGCCAGGCCCCCAAGGCCAACCCGGCCCCGCCGGCCGCGACGGCAAAGACGGCGCCCCTGGCGAGCGCGGAGAGAAAGGTGCCGACGGCCTGCCCGGCCGCGACGGCGCGCCGGGCGAGCGCGGCGAGAAAGGTGCCGACGGCCTGCCCGGCCGCGACGGCGCGCCGGGCGAGCGCGGAGAGAAAGGCGCCCCAGGTGCCGACGGCAAGAGCGTGGACATGCAGCTGGTGGCCGAGCTGGTGTCCAAGGCTGTCGACGCCCGCCTGGCCAAGGCCATCGACACCGCCGCCCCGGCCATCGCCGCCAAGGCCGCCGAACTGGTGCCGCGCCCGGCCGACGGCCCCGCAGGCGCCCCAGGCAAAGACGGCGAAGACGGCCGCGACGGCCGCGACGGCACCGACGGCAAGGACGCCGCCCACCTCACCGTGCTGGACGGCGTGGACCCCGAGCGCCGCTACGCCCGCGGCGCCTGGGCCACCTGCCGCGGCGGCCTGGTCTACGCCTACCGCGCCACCGACCCCCTGGGCGCCGGCGCCGACCTGGCGCGCTGCGGCTGGCAGGTGGTGCTCGACGGCATTGCCGAAGAGGCCGAAGACCTGGTCGACGACGGCCGCACCATCGAAAAGCGCACCACCTACACCAGCGGCCGCCAGCTCGTGCGCCGGCACGCCATGCTGGGCCTGCGCGACCGGGGCGTGCACAAGGCCGGCGGCAAATACCACCAGGGCGACGCCGTCAGCTACGCCGGATCGCTGTGGATCGCGCAGCGTGCCACGTCCGAATCGCCGGGCAGCGGCCACCCCGACTGGCGCCTGGCCGTGAAGCGCGGCAACGACGGCAAGTGAGCGCCAAGCCATGACCCCCAAGATCATCACCGCGCCCACCGAAGAGCCGCTCACGGTGGACGAGTGCCGCACCCACCTGGAAGCACAGCGCTACGACGACACCAACGTCGACGACGCTGACGACGCCATGATCTCGGCCTTGCTCTCCGCCGCGCGCGAGCACTGCGAAAACTTCCTGGGCCTGTCGCTTGCCACCCGCGTGCTCGAGGTGGCGCTCGACCGCTGGCCCACCGAAACCGTGGACGGCACTACGGCAATAGAACTGCCCATGGGCCCGGTGCGCGAGATCGTCGACTTCACCGTCGGCGAACCCGACAGCAGCAGCGACGACACCACGGTGGACGCCGGCGCCTACGTGCTCGATACCTACAGCGTGCCCGCGCGCCTGGTGCCGGTGAGCAGCTGGCCCACTGTCACCGCCGCCACGAACCTCATCAAGATCAGCTACCTGGCCGGCTACGGCGAAGACAGCAACGGGGGCGAGCCCCTGCCCAAGGCCTTGCGCGCCGCCATCCTGCTGGTGCTGGGCCACCTGTTCCGCAACCGCGAAGACAGCGCCGAAAAGGCGCTGGCCAGCATCCCGCTCGGTGCCGAGGCGCTGATGCGCCCGCTGCGCGTGCGCGTGGGGTTTGCCTGAAATGAGCCCGGCCGCCGGCGCCCTGCGCCACCGCATCACCGTGGAGCAGCTGGTGGTGGAGCACGACAGCAACGGCGCCACGGTGGAGACCTGGTCCGACGCCTTCGGCCGGATGCTCTCGGCCGAGATCCTGCCGCTGTCGGGCCGCGAGCTCATGGCCGCGCAGGCCGTGCAGTCGCAGGTGAACACCCGCATCCGACTGCGCCACCGGCCGGGCCTGGCCGCGGCCATGCGCGCCGTGCACCGCGGCACCGTCTACGACATCCAGGCCGTGGTGCCTGACCCTGGCAGCGGCACCGGCTGGGTGACGCTGATGTGTGCCAGCGGTGTCAACCAAGGTTGAATGGTGGAACAAGTGGCCCGGCAAGACGGTGGTGTGCATCGCCAGCGGCCCCAGCCTCACGGCCGCCGACTGCGAGCAGGTGCGCCAGGCCGCGCTGCCCGCCATCGTCACCAATACCAGCGTGCGCCTGGCGCCATGGGCCGAGGTGCTGATGGGCTTCGACGGCGCCTGGTGGGCCAAGCACGCCGCCGAGCTGCAGGCGTTCACTGGCCTGCGCGTCACCTGCTCGAACATTGCCGTCAAGTTCGGCGCGCAGCAGCTGCAAGACGTGCTGGGCTTCCGCGGCTTCGGCAACAGCGGCACAGCGGCCATTGCGCTGGCCGTGCTGGGCCGCGCCGAGCGTGTGGTGCTGCTGGGCTACGACTGCCAGCACAGCAACGGCCAGACGCACTGGCACGGCAACCATCCGCCCGGCCTGGGCAACGCCGCGGGCGTGGCGCTGTGGCCGGCCAAGTTCGCCAAGGCGGCAGAGTACGCGGCCAAGCATGGGGTGGCCGTGGTGAATGCCAGCCGCCAGACGGCGCTCACCTGTTTTCCCCGCGTGGTGCTGGAAGATGAGATTGCCTCCCTTCGTCATCCTTGACGAGCGCGACGTGTGGCACAAGGAGGCCATGGCCGCCGCGCGACGGGCCGGCTTCGAGCCGCGGCGCGTGGTCAGCGGCCAGCCGCTGGGCAACCCGGGCGGCGGCGTTGGCTTCATCCGCCCGCATGCCGACTGGCGGCGCCTGCCTGCCAACCGCGAAGACTTCATGCGCATGGGCCGGCAGCTCACCATGGTGCAAGACGCCGAGCAGGTGCGCCTGTACGAAGACAAGTCGGGCCAGTTCGCCGCGTGGGGCGACTGGATGCCAGACACCTGGCGCTTCACCGACGCCGACGCGGCGCAGAAGTTCGCCGCCAAGGCCACCTACCCTCTGGTGAGCAAGGCCGACGTGGGCGCTTCCAGCGTGAACGTGCGCATCCTGCGCACGCCGGCGCAAGCGCAGCAACACCTGGCGCAGATCTTCGGCCCGGGCGTGCCGGTGTGGCACGGCGCCAACTGCCCGCAAACGCTGCAGAAAGGCTACGCGCTGCTGCAGCGCTTCATTCCGCACGAGATCACCTACAGGGTGAACGCCATCGGCCGCGCGCGCGCCGTGTTCTTCCGCTACTGCTACCCCGACAAGCCGGTGGCGCAGACCGGCAACGTGGAGCCGGCCTTCGAGATGACCGAGCAGCTCGAATCGCTGCTGGCATACGCCGACCGCTTTTTCGCCCACGCCGGCACGCAGTGGTGCGCGCTGGACATCCTGCGCGACGGCAGCGAATGGCGGCTGCTCGAAACCAGCCTGGCCTGGCCCTGGCCGTCGCCTGGCCGCTGCAACGAAGGCACCATGTTCCGCGCCAAGCCGGGCCGCAAGTGGATCGACATGTTCGACGTGATGTTCGACGAAATCAACGCCGGCGCCTGGGGCCCGGTGGCGTGGGTGCCGGCATGAGAACCGTGGGCCGCCGCGTCCTGTGCCAGGCCTTCATGGTGTACGTGGCCACCAACATGTTCGTGTGCGCGGTGGTCTTCGCGCCGTGGGCGCTTCCACGTGAAACCATCTCGGGCCTGCTGGGCCGCTGGAAAAGCCAGCGCCGCGGCAAGCGCCGGGTGTTCGCCATCGGCGCGGCCTGGGTGGTGGACCGCATCTACTTCTGGGAGCCCAACCACTGCGTGGAGGTCTACCTGTGCGAGCACCAGGCGCGCATGGTGCTGTACCCTGAAAAGCCGGGGGCCAAGCCGTGATCAGCATCGTCTGCTTCAAGTGGCAGCCGCCGCCGGGCTACCGCTCCAGCTACGGCCCGGGCCCGGTGAACGTGCTGCGCAGCATGGTGGCTCGCCACTACCCGCGGCCGCACCGGTTCATCTGCGTCACTGACGACGCCACCGGCATCGACCCCGGCGTGGAGATCGTGCCGCTGTGGAACGACCACGCCAACGTGCCCAACCCATCTTTCCGCGGCGGGCCCAGCTGCTACCGGCGGCTGAGGGTCTTCGCGCCCGACATCGCACCCATCCTCGGCGAGCGCTTCCTGTGCCTGGACCTCGACGTGGTCATCACCGCCAGCCTGGAGCCGCTGATCGACCGCAGCGAAGACTTCGTCGCATGGCGCAACCCGCACCCCATGTGGCCATACAACGGCAGCATGTTCATGCTCAGCGCCGGCGCCCGGCCGCAGGTATGGGAGACATTCGACCCGCACACCTCGCCCGCAATGTCGCACGCCGCCGGCTGCCGCGGCAGCGACCAGGGCTGGATGAGCTACGTGCTGCGCAAGGGCGAAGCCACCTGGGGCCCGGAAGACGGCGTCTGGTCGTACCAGGACGAGATCCTCGACCGCCGCCCGCTGGCCCAGCGCCAGCGTGCCGCCCGGCGGCCAATGCCAGGCACGCTGCCGCCCGGTGCCCGCGTGGTGGTGTTCCACGGCGCGGTCGACCCCTGGTCGCCGCAGGCGGCCAAGATGTCGCCCTGGGTGAAGGAGCATTACCAGTGAAGGTGGAGCTGCAGCTCAGCGGGCTGAATGGCGTGCTGGAAACACTGCGCCGGCTGCCGCCCGAGGTGGTCAGCAAGCGCGGCGGGCCGGTGAAGGCGGCGCTGCGCAAGGGCGCGGTGGTCATCTTCAAGCAGGCGCAGATGAACCTGTACCGCGCCACCGCCAACATCGGCACCGGCGACGCCGAAGGCACCGGCCTGCTGCTGAAGAACCTGGTGGTCACCCGCGGCAAGGAACCCATCGGCACCCGTGGCGAGCGCTACCTGGTGCGCGTGCGCCGCAAGAGCTACCAGCGCCAGGGCGAGCCCGTGACCACGCTGAAGACCGCGCAACTGCTGGAATACGGCAGCAGCCAGCAGCCGGCCGAGCCCTGGCTGGTGCCGGCGTTCAAGATGAAGTCCACCGAGGCCATCCGCACCGTGGAGCGCGAACTGGTGCGCAGTGTCGACCTCATCCTGCGCAAGATCTCCAAAGGCGGCCTGTCATGAACCGCGAACTGCTTTTTGAGGCACGCAAGTTCATCGAAGACCTGCTCGAGCAGTGCGAAGGCGAGCTCACCACCGCCGTCGACCTTGACACCGTGGTGCCCAACGAACTGGGCCTGCGCGCGCTGCGCCTGGCGCAGCAGCTCGACGCCGAGCTCGCGCAACAGCCCGCCGGCATGCTGAAGCGCTTTGCTGCGCTGCTGCGAAAGGCTGCCTGATGCTGCCGCCCGTCTACGCCACCCTGGCCGCCGACTCCGGCGCCACCGACCTGCTGGGCGACCCGCCGCGCGTGTGGCGCCACGGCGAAGCGCCGCAAGACAGCTCGCGCCCCTACGTCACGTGGAACATGGTCGTTGGCGTGCCAGAGAACACGCTAAGCGAAGGCCCTGCCGTCGACCGGTGCACCGTGCAGGTCGACTGCTGGTCTGCCACCAGCGCCGCCGTGGTGGTGCTGGCCGAAGCCGTGCGCGACGCCATCGAACCGCTGGCCCACATGACGGGCGTGGTGGTCGACGAACGTGAACCCGCCACCAAGCTGTACCACCTGGCCATGCAGTTCGACTGGTTCCTCAGCCGCTGACACGCCCACCCGCCACCCTGCAACCCCACCGGGCCCGCCATGTGCAAACGCGGCGGGCCTTCTTCTGTCCTGAAAGGAAAACCCCGTGACCACTGGCACCATCAAGACCCAAGGGACGGAGCTGTTCGTGATCGACACGATCACCAGCAGCGCGCCCGCCGTTCTCAAATTCAGCTGCCCCACCGGCATCACCGGCCTGGGCGGCACCGCCGACCAGATCGAGAGCACCTGCCTGGACGCCACCGAAGACCGCGCCTACGTGCGCGGCCTTGGCAACCCGGGCCAGGTGAACGTGCCGTTCAACTTCATCCCCAGCAATGCGTCGCACCAGACCATCATGGACATGAAGGCCGACGGCAGCAACTTCGACTGGATGATCGGCTTCAGCGACGGCACCGCCGACCCCACGCTGGACAGCAACGACGCCTTCGTGCCGCCGGCCAGCCCCAACCGCACCACCGCAGAGTTCAACGCCTACATCGCCGACGTGACCATCGACGTGGCCACCAACGAGATCGTACGCGGCACCATGGTGCTGCAGCGCAGCGGCGTGGTCACCTGGAACTGGAACGGCCCGACGCCGGCGTGATGAGCGTCGCCCTTCCGCAGTCGCTGTTCGTCAGCGACACGCTGCACGCGCGCGAGGTCACGCTGTTCGACGGCAGCCGTCACACCTTTCACTTCCGCGAGTTCACCGCCGCGGAATACCGCGAGGTGCAGCGCCTGGCCGCGAGCAGCAACGCAGACGAGCAGGACGCCCACCGTTCGCTGCTGGTGGCCATCAGCGTGCGCGGTGCCGACGGCAGCCAGGTGCTCACGGCCGATCGCGCGGCGCAGCTCAAGCCCAGCGTGCGCGACCGGCTCTACATCACCGCGCTGCAGGTCAACGGCTACGGCCAGGCCGAAGCCGTGGGAAACGCATCGCAGCCAGGGGCGACGACTGGTTCTGGCACGTCGTCGCCCTCGCACTCGGCGGGCGAACCGTCCGCGAGTGGCAATGCGTGATGACGCAGGCCGAATTCGTGGCGTGGCGCGAGTTCTACCGCATGCACCCCTTCGACGACCTGCACCGCCACCACCGCCCGGCAGCGCTGATCGCCACCGCCATGGCCGGCGGTGACGTGCAGCCGCGGCTGGACTGGCTGGCGCCGCAGCCCGAAGCCCCGGCCGACGGCTGGAGCGCGGCCGACCGCGCCACCTTCAAGGCCATGGGCGTGAAACCGCCCGCCAGGAAAGAGGAGGGCTAGCCCATGAGTGCCGGCTCCATCGTCATCGACCTGCTCATGCGCACGGGGTCTTTCGAGACCGACACCAAGCGCGCGCAGGCCCGCCTGAAGGAACTTGAGCGCGAAGCCGAGCGCGTGGGCGCGGCCATCGGCACCGCCTTCGTGGCCGCCGCGGCCGCCACGGCGTACTTCGTCAAGAGCTCCATCGACGCCGCCGACGCTTCCATCAAGACGGCGCAGGCCGTGGGCCTGACGGTCGAGGCCTATTCGTCGCTGGCCTTCGCGGCAGACCTTTCAGGCGTCAGCCAGGAAGAACTGGGCACCGCGCTCACCAAGCTGTCGCGCCAGGCGGCCGACGCCGCCGGCGGCAGCGCCACCGCGGGCGCGGCCTTCAAGGCGCTTGGCATCAGCGTCACCGAAGTGGGCGGCGCGGTGAAGGACAGCGACAAGCTGCTGGCCGAGATTGCCGACAAGTTCCGCGGCTACGCCGACGGCGCCGAGAAAACCGCGCTGGCGGTCGAGATCTTCGGCCGCGCCGGCGCCAAGCTGATCCCGCTGCTGAACGCCGGCGCCGGAGGCATCGAAGACCTGCGGCGCGAAGCCGCCGCGCTGGGCGTGGTGCTCGACACGCAGACCGCCAAGGCCGCCGAGCAGTTCAACGACGACCTGTCGCGCCTGGGGGCCACGCTGCGTGGCTTCGGCAACGCCATCGCGGCCGATGCGTTGCCGGCGCTCAACGAATTCAACGCCCTGCTGCTGGACCTGGCGCGCAACCAGGAAATCATGCAGGCCGTCACCGGCGCCGCCAACTTCGTGCTGAAGGGTCTGCTGGTCACGTTCCAGGCCCTGGTGGTGCTGGGCTCCGACGTGGCCTTCGTGCTGATGGGCGTGGGCCGCGAGCTCGGTGCCATCGCCGCCCAGGCCGCGGCGCTGGCGCGGCTGGACCTGAACGGTTTCCGCGCCATCAGCAACGCCGTCAAGGAAGACGGCGAGCGCGCCCGCGCCACGTTGGACGCATTCCAGGCCCGCGTGATGGCACTCGGGCAGCAAGGCCGCGGCGGCATGGCGGCGCCCGCCGGCATGGCTGCCGCGCTGGGCATCGGTTCGCCCATGCTGGCCGCGCCGCGAGCCCCCACGCTGCCTTCAGGCGGCGGCGCCGGCGCTGCCAGGAAAGCCGAGTCCGAAGCGTCGCGCCGCCTGGCCGACCAGTTCAAGGCCGAGGCCGAGCAGGAACGCCAGTGGCGCGAAGAGCAGGCCAAGGCGGCCCGGCAAAGGGCGCAGGAGGCCGAAGCCCTGCAGCGCGAACTGGCGCAGATCTTCGACGCCACGCGCACGCCGCTGGAGCGGCTGAATATCGAGCTGTCGCGCCTGGCCGAGCTGCGCCTGGTGGCCGGCGCCAATCTGGACGCGCTGGCCCGCGCCGAATTCGACGCCTGGGAACGCTACGAACAGCAGATCAGGAAGACCGGCGAAGAAATGGACCAGTTCGCCAAGACCATGGCCGAAAACGTGCAGGGCTTCCTGGGCAGCGCCTTCGCCGACGCTATCGAAGGCAACTTCAAGAGCATCGGCCAGGCCTTCACGCAGATGGTCAACCGCATGGTGGCCGAGGCGCTGGCCGCCGAGCTCACGCGCAAGCTGTTCGGCGGCTCGGGCGGCGGGTCGGGCGAAGGCTGGATCGGCGCCGCCGTCAGCGCGCTGGGCAGCTTCTTCGGCGGCGCCAAGGCCGGCGGCGGCGACGTGATGCCAGGCCGCAGCTACTGGGTTGGCGAACGTGGCCCCGAGCGCTTCGTGCCTCGCACCATGGGCACCGTGATGCCAGCCTCCGCTGCGGCTGGCGGCGGGGCGGCCGTGCGCCAGATCAGCATGTCGATCAACGTTCAGGCCGTGCGCGACATGAGCCGGCAGACCGCCTTGCAGCAGGGCGAATACATCGGGCGCGGCATCCAGCGTTCGCTGGCGCGCAACGGGTAGCAGCAACATGAGCTTCTTCGAGCAACGCTTCGACACGCGCCTCAGCTTCGGGGCCGTGGGCGGGCCGGTATGGAGCACCACGCGCGTGGTGGTCGACAGCGGCCGCCGCAGCGTGGACAGGCGCTGGTCGTTCCCGCTGCACCGGTACAACGTGGCGCACTGCGTGAAGAACAACGCCGACTTCGAGGTGGTGCGCGCGTTCTTCTACAACGTGTCCGGGTCGTTCGACGGCTTCCGCTTCAAGGACTTCGCCGACTTCCAGTCCACGCAGTCCAACTCTTCACTGGTCTACCTCACCGGTTCCACCTGGCAGCTTTACCGCGACTACACGGTGGGCTCCCGCACCTTCAAGCGCAAGATCCAGAAGCCCTGCGCGTCGCCGGCGCCCGTCATCCGGCGCCTGCGTTCTGGCGTGTGGTCCACCGCCAGCGCCACCGTGGACACCACCAGCGGCATCGCCACCATTGCCAGCCACGCCACCGGCGACACCTACGCCTGGGAGGGTGAATTCGACGTGCCGGTGGCCTTTGCCGACGACGCCATGGAAGCCGAGATCGTCAACCGCAACGCTGCAGACGGCTACCTGGTGCAGTGGCCCTCCATCGTGCTCGAGGAAATCCGGCTGTGAAGACCATCGCCGCCGACCTGCTGCAGCACTACAAGAGCGGCTCCACCACGCTGGCCCTGGCCTGGATCGTCACGCGGCCCGACGGCCAGGTGCTCGGCTTCACCGACCACGACCAGGCCATCGAGGTCGAAGGCGTCACCTGCGGGCCCAGCAGCGCCTTCGGTGCCAGCGCCGTGAGCCTGCGATCTGAACTGAACACCGACAACCTGGACATCGTGGGGCTGATCGAATCCGACGGCATCACCGTGGCCGACATCGAGGCCGGCAAGTGGGACGGCTCCACCGTGGGCCTGTACCGCATCAACTGGGATTCGCCGTCCGACGGCGTTGAAACCGTGCTCACCGGCGAGATAGGCGCCGTGCAGGTGCGCGCCGGCCAATACGTGGCCGAAGTGCGGGGCCTCATGGCCAAGCTGCAGAGCAACATCGGGCGCGTGGTGGTGCCCACCTGCAACGCTTCGCTGGGCGACGCCCGCTGCGGCGTCGACCTCGAGGCGTTGCGCGTGTCGTCCACCGTCACTGCGGTCACGTCGCGGCGGGCGTTCGCAGCGTCCACGCTGTCCAGCGGCGGGGTCGACTATTCAGGCGGCGAGTTGACATTCACCGCCGGCGCCAACTCCGGGCGCTCAGTGGAGATCCGCCAACACACCGGCGGCGGCGCGGTGGAACTGTTCCTGCCCATGCCCTACGACGTGCAGATCGGCGACACGCTCACCGCCGTTCCGGGCTGCGACAAGATCAAGGCCACCTGCATCGCGCGCTACGACAACGTGCTGAATTTCCGCGGCTTCAGCTTTGTGCCGGGGCAGGACCAGACGCTTCTGGTCGGTGGTCAATGAGCATCGTCGTCGACGAAGCGCGCCAGTGGATCGGCACCCCCTGGGTGCACCAGGCGCGCACCAGGGGCCTGGGCTGCGACTGCGTGGGCCTGGTGGGCGGTGTGGCCGTGGCGCTGGGTGCCGTGCATGCCCGGTGGTGGGAGCAGGAATTCGACCTGCTGCACGGCGGCTACGCTCAGACCCCGGGCCGCCAGATGCTGCGGGCCGCGTGCGACAAATACATGGACCGCGTGGCCGGCGCTGCGCAAAGCGGCGACGTGATGCTCATGCGCTTTGGCCCTGAACCGCAGCACCTGGCCATCTACGCCCGTTCAGACGACGGCGCCGAAACCATGATCCACGCCTATTCACCCGCCGGCCGCACGGTGGAGCACCGCATCAACAGCGCCTGGAAGGCCCGCATTGTGGCCGTCTACCGGCTGCGGGGCATTGCCGCATGAGCACGCAAATCGTCCTGGGCGTCGTCGGCGCGGCCGTCGGCGGTTTCGTGGGCGGGCCCTTTGGCGCCCAGGTCGGCTACGCCATCGGCTCGGTGGCCGGGTCGATCATCGACCCGCAGCAGATCTCGGGCCCCAGGCTCAGCGAGCTGAACGTCGCGCTTTCCAGCTACGGCAGCCCCATCCCGCGGTTGTGGGGCGGCATTCGTGTGGCCTGCCCGCCCATCTGGGCCGCACCTCTGATCGAGCGGCGCAGCACAGAGCGCGCCGGCAAGGGCGGCCCGGAAACCACCACCTACAGCTACTACGCATCGTTCGCGGTGTCCATCGCAGAGGGCGAGGTCACCGCGCTGCGCCGCATCTGGCTCGACGCCAAGCTGGTCTACGACGTGAGCGACGGCGCCAGCGCCGAAACGGCGTTGGCCTCGGCCGAGTTTGCCAACCTGTTCACGTTCTACCAGGGCACCGAAGACCAGCTGCAAGACCCCACCATCGAGGCCTACGAAGGCACGGGCAACGTGGAGGCCTATCGCGGCACGGCGTACCTGGTCTTCACCGACCTGCCGCTGGCCAACTACGGCAACCGCATTCCCCAGGTTCGGGTTGAGGTGACGAGCGCCGAGCCAGACACCGAGCAGACAGAATACTTCGAGCCGCGCGGCGTGAGGGCGTGGCGGTTCAACCCCGTGTCGGGCGTGCCTGAACACACCCCGCCCGACCCCGCCGACACTACCGCCGGGGCGGCCGAGTATTACGTCGAGGCACCTTCCGTCGGCGGTGGCGGCGGCCCGTACACCAGCCTGGCCGCCGCGCTGGCCGTGGCGTTGGCCAACGGCGACAACAGCACCTCTGGCGCCGGCGGCAACGCTTCGGCCGACCAGTACATCACGTTCTATACAGGCAACAACTCGGAACCCAACGTCTTTGAAGGCGGCGCAGAGCTCGACGAATCGGAGTGGGTCTTTCTGGTGTTCGGGACGGTCATCCCGGACGTGATCACCAGCGCGGGCAACTCAGACGCCTACGTCGGCTGCGGATCCATCCTTGGTGCCGGCCAGGGCCCCTACAGCAGCACGGTTATCTTCAGCCGCGGCAGCTTCATAGAAAGCGTATGGCGCGGGCTGGTCAGCGCTTCGGCGTTCGACGGCGCCGAGTTCATCAACAACTGCTTCCTCACCTGGCCAGGTCTTTCGCCCATCCCGGCGGCCTATGGCGCCAAGTGCAACATCATCGCCATGCGCCGGGTTCCGGAATGCGACTCGAAGAGGTGCTTTCCTGGAAACCCCAGCGACCAGATCGACGGCATCGCTGAAGCGCCTGGAGACCCGCGCTTCTGCATCGCCACCACGGGCGAGACTTCGCCCAACGGCGACTTGAACGAATACGCCGACACCAGCGCGTTCAAGCAGCTCAACGAAGACATCTACACCGGCAGCGTCTACCCCGCCGGCACGCGCACCGTGCCGGCGCAGGGGCCCATCATCCACGAAAGCGACCCGCGCTACACCGACGCCACCTTCTGGGCGCAGGCGGCGCTGGCCGCGGTCTACCCGCCGCCAGGGGTGTATAGCAGCACCGGCACCGGCGGCGACGGCACGTGGCCGGTGCTGGTTTCAACCGTGTGCCGCGCGCAGGTGGACTCGCTCAGCGTGGCAGCGGGGCAGGTGGCGCTTTCAGCCATCGTCACCGACCTGTGCCTCGAGTCTGGCCTGGCGGCCGAGCAGTTCGACGTGACCGACCTGACCGACATGGTGCAGGGCTACGCCAGGCCGCGCGTGATGTCGGCGCGAGCCGCCATCGAACCCCTGCGCGCCACGTACTTCTTCGACGCCGTGGAGTCGGGTGCGCTCATCCGCTTCGTCAAGCGCGGCGGGGCGCAGGTGGCTTCGCTCGACGCCGGCGAGCTGGGCGCGGCCATCGACGCTGCGGTGGAGCCCGTCACCAACGAACGCACGCAAGAGACCGAGCTGCCCAGCTACGTGGGCGTGGCCTACCAGTCGCGCGCCGCCGACTACCAGACAGCAGTGCAGCAGTCCAGGCGGCGGGCCGGCGGCAGCCAGCAGATCTGGCAGATCGACGCGCCCATCGTGCTGCCAGACGACTACGCGGCCCAGGTGGCTGAAATCCTGCTTTACGACGCATGGGTGTCGCGGGTGCGCAGGTCGTTCACAACTTCGATGAAATACGCCGAGCTCGAGCCTACCGACGTGGTGGCGCTGGTCGTCGGCGACCAGACCTACCGGGTGCGAATCACCGAACGGGTGGAAGACCGCGGCGTGCTCAAGTTCACGGCGGTCGACGAAGACGCCGACGTGTTCGATTCCGTGGCGGCGGGCGCAACGCCGCCCGGCGGCAGTTCAGGCATCCGCTACGACGGCCCCACGCTGCTGGTGGCCATGGACGCGCCGCTGCTGCGTGAGGAAGACTTGCCCAAGGTGTCGGGCTACTACGCGGCGGCCACGGGCTACAGCGACAACTGGCGCGGGGCCGAGGTGTTCTCTTCGCTGGACAGCGGCGCTTCGTATTCGGGCGTGGGCACGCTGGACACGCCGGCCGTGGTGGGGTCCACGCTGGGCGCGCTGGGCAACTTCACGGGCGGCAACCTGGTGGACGAATGCAACACGGTCGACGTGGTGCTGGCGGGCGGCGGGTCGCTTTCTTCGGCCACGCGGGCGCAGCTGCTGCAAAACGGCAATGCGGCATGGCTGGCCGGCGAAGTGATCCAGTTCCGCACGGCCACGCTCATTTCCACCGGCACCTACCGGCTTTCCGGGCTGCTGCGTGGGCGCCTTGGCACCGAGGAATTCATGGCCACGCACGCCGTGAACGACCGCTTCGTGCTGCTGGAAGCCGCGTCGGTGCGGCGCATCGCGGCCGCGTCTTCGCTGTGGGGCGTGGCCCAGACATTGAAAGGCGTCACCTTCGGCACGGCGTTGACCTCAGCCTATGAGGTGCCGTTCACCGCGGGCGGGCACGCGGCGCGGCCATTGTCGCCCGTGCACCTGGCGGTGGCGCCGCGGGCGGCTGGCGGCTACGCGGCTTCGTGGGTGCGGCGCACGCGCTACGGCTACGTGTGGGCCGACAGCCGCGACGCCGCGCTGGGCGAGAGCGTTGAATCCTACCGCCTGCGCGTGCTGGACGGCAGCACCGTCATGGAGACCGCCACCGCCACCACCGGCAGCGCGGTCTTCGGCACCGTGGGCAGCCCCGACTACACCGGCCTGGTGTGCGAGGTGTGCCAGGTGTCCGACATCTACGGCCCCGGCGCCGCGGCCACTGCACTGATACCCTGAATGGAGACCCAGAATGGCTGACCAGACCACCCACCTTGCGCAGATCGACATGTCGCAGGCGCAAAAGGAGGTCACTGCCAACGGCCTGTTCGACGCCATGTCGCCCGCCAGCTACGGCGGCCGGCGCGCCGAGGCCTGCTCGGGCCTGGTGTGGGGCTACTACGGCGGCCGCTTCGGCGGCGCGGTGGTGGCCAACGGCACGCTGACGCTGGAGCCTTCCGAAACCACCTACGTGGTCATGGACCGCAGCGACGGTTCGATCTTGCTCGACGAAGGGTCCAGCAGCAACGGTGCCTGGGACGACACCGGCAACTACGCGCGGCTGTATGCCCTGACTTCTGGCGCCACCAGCATCACCGACTACGAAGACCACCGCTTCGGCACCGGCGGCCTTTACGACCCCTCGGTGGGGGCGGGCGCGGGCGACATGGTGCTGGCCAGCGCTCAAATCGTCACCGGCGCCAAGACCTTCGACGACGGCACGCTCAAGCTGGCCGGCAGCACCAGCGGCGCCATCACGCTGGCGGCGCCGGCGGCTGCCGGCTCGGGCACGGTCACTTTCCCGGCCACCGGCACGCTGGCCACGCTGGCCGGCGTGGAAGAGTTCAGCAACAAGACGGTGGCCGGCAACGCCATCGGCTACCTGGGCATTCCGCAGAACTCGAAAAGTGCGGCCTACACCACGGTGCTCGGCGACGCCGGCAAGCACCTGCTGCACCCGTCTGCCGACACCTCGGCGCGCACCTTCACGATTGACAGCAACGCCAACGTGGCCTACCCGGTGGGCACGGCCATCACGTTCGTGAACCAGAACGGGGCCGGCGTGCTGACCATTGCCATCACTTCCGACACCATTCGCCTGGCCGGCGCAGGCACCACGGGCAGCCGCACGCTGGCGGCCAACGGCGTGGCCACGGCCATCAAGATCACCAGTACCGAATGGATCATCAGCGGCCAAGGGTTGAGCTGACATGGGTGCCGCGCAACAGGCGCTGATGGCCACCGCCGACGCCGCCGCCGAACTGCGGCTGTGGCTGGAAATGGAAGGTTCCAACGGCGGAACCTCGTTCGTCGACTCGTCTTCGCGCGCTCGCTCCGTGGCCAACGGCAGCGGCAGCGTGACCACCAGCACCACCCAGAAGCAGGTGGGTTCCACCAGCGGCCGCTTCCCCGGCAGCGCTTCGGCATGGCTCACCCTGGCGTGCGACGCCAACACGCCGTTGGACGGCAACTTCTGCATTCACGCCTGGGCATGGTTCGACGCGGTGTTGCCAACCGCCAACGAAGCCGTGATGTCGTTTCTGACAGGCACCACGTTCGAGCTCTACAGGCGCTCGACAGGCCGACTGACGCTGTGGGTGAGTGGCGCCATACGCATAGAAGGCGAGCCCGTCTCGGGCGGCGAGTGGCACCACGTCTGCGCCGAGCGCCGGTCTGGCGTGATCTACCTGTACCTGGACAACCGCCTGCAAGGTTCGTACTCCACCGCGTCCACCATCGGCGCTTCGTCTGGTGACAACGAGGTGATCGGTGCCTACGACCCGGCCGCGGCGCAAGATCGGCTCACCGGCTACGTCGACGACCTGCAGGTCTACGACGGCGCGTTCTTCAACGGCAGCCCGGGTTCGGCGTACCAGAAAAGCACATGGCAGTGGGTGCAGCAGACCAACTGGTCGGAAACCGGGTCGGGCACCACGGTGGCCGCCACGGCCATCAACCTGGCCAGCGGGCACAACGTGTTCGTGTTCGTCAGGCACGAAGACACGGCGGCCACCGTCACCGTTTCAGACACCGCTGGCAACACCTACACCGCGCTGACCCAGGCGAACACCAGCAACGGCGCCTATGGCCAATGGTTCTACTGCCTCAATGCCACCGGCAATTCGTCCAACGTCATCACCGCCACCTGGTCGGCCGCCAGAACCTACAAGTACGTGACCGCGGTGGTCTACAGCAAGGCATCGGCCAGCTACGACACCGAGCAGACCAAGGCCGTGGCGGCGGCCACCTCCATCACTTCCGATGCCTTTTCCACGTCGGGTGCCGGCCTGGTGCTGGCGGGATGCGTTTCGTACAACAACGACTCGTCAGGCGGCGTGCCTTCGGCGCCGTTCTACCGGCTGGAACAGCGGAATTACCACACCGTCTCGCAGCGGCTGACGGGCGAGGCCTTGTCGGGTTCCACCTTCACCGTCACAGGCGCCAGCACCACGCGCGCGCTGTGCCTGGCCAGTTTCGTCTAGCCCATGGCGGTTGAAAGCAACCGGCAGGAGCCGCCATGAACGATGACCTGCCCGCCCGAGTGGAAGCGCTGGAAAAACAGGTGGCCGCCATGCGCAGCGAGTTCAAGCACGCGGCGCACGAGCTGCGCGAAGACGACGCGTTCATGCGCCCCGCGGCGCAGCGCTTCGGTGACCACATCGCCGACCACTGGTTCGACAAGGCGGCCAGGCGGCTGCTGTGGGTGGTGCTCGGAATCTTCGGCGCGGCCGGCGCGGCCCTGGCCATGTTCCTGGCCGGAAAGGGGTTCAAGTGATTCGCAGGCTTGCGCAGGGGTTGCCCTGGACCAACATCACCCTGGTGGCGGTGGGCGCCATGATCGTCATCGTGACCGGGCCGCTGCTGATGATCAGCACCGGCATCTGGCAGGACTGGCTCGATGCCGTGAACCCGGTGGCCACGGCGAAGGTGGCCATGTCCGAGCGGGTCGACCCAGAAACGCTGCGACTGCAACTGTGGGTGACGCGCCAGCGGAACTGCGAAACACTCAAGATGATCGGGCTTACCGGCCCGGACGCCAAGCAGATGCAAGGCGCCACGGTCATGCGGCGCGAGGACAACGAGCCGCCTCTGTCCTACCCGGTGGGGGTGACGATCCTTTCCAGGCCGTGGCTGTTGTCGCCGGTGTACGGCAACCATTTGTGGATCTACGGTTACTACGACTGCGACGGCCGGGTGGTCAAGCAACGCATCGTTGACGAGGTATTGCCGTGAAGATCACGCCCGGACTGTTGGTGGCGGCGGTCGGCTGCACGCCCGAGCGCGCGGTGCTGTTCGCGCCGTTGCTCGATGAAGCCTGCCGCCAGTACGAGATCAACACGCCGGCCAGGTTGTCGGCGTTCCTGGCGCAGGTGGGGCACGAAAGCGGCAGCTTCAGGCACACCGAAGAGATCTGGGGCCCCACGCCGGCGCAGCAGAGCTACGAGGGCCGCGCCAACCTGGGCAACAGCAAGCCTGGTGACGGCTATCTATACCGCGCCCGTGGCCTGATTCAGACCACGGGCCGGTTCAATTACCAGGCGCTGCGTGAGCGGCTGCGGCAGCACGGACAGGACGCGCCGGACTTCATTGCGGCGCCTGACCTTCTGGCAGAACCGCGCTGGGCGGCCTGGAGCGCGTGCGACTACTGGGGCTGGCGCGGCTGCAACGCCCTGGCCGACGCCCAGAACTTCGAGGGCATCACGGTCAAGGTCAACGGCGGGCTTAACGGCCAGGCCGACAGGCTAGCACGCTGGGCAAAGGCAAAGGCCGCGTTGGCCAACATGGGAACCGAGCCCACGCAGGCACCCGAGCCCGAGCCCGCGCCAACCCCGGCGCCAACACCGACAGACATCTACGGCCAGGAGCATTCCATGCCCATCCCTGCAATCGTCGGCGCGCTGATCCCTGCGGCGCTGGAAATGATCCCCCGGCTGGCGCGGCATTTCCCTGGCGGCAGAGTCAGCGAGCGCAACGTGGCCCTGGCCACGGAAGCCCTGGACGTGATCACCAAGGCCAGCGGGGCCACCAACGCGCAGGAAGCCGTGGAAAAGATGGCGGCCGACCCGACCGTCCGCAGCGCGGCCACCGCGGCGGTGGACCAGTGGGCCGAGATGGCAGAGTCTGGCGGCGGTGGCATCGAAGGCGCGGCAAAACGCGACGCCGCGTTCGTGCAGGCGGCCGACGGGCGCTGGTGGGTGTTGCTCACCAGCCCGTCGTTCGTGGTGGGGTTCTTTGGCCTGTTGCCGCTGGTGTACCTGATCGTGCTGTCGATCATCGGCGTGCTCGGCCCGGTCGAGTGGTCGTCGGACGTGCGCGCTTCGCTGGCGGGCCTCATCACCGGCACCATCATCGGCGGCCTGGTCGGCTACTACTTCGGCCAGGTGACCAGCCGGAACCGATCGACCGCGCCCGTCGCGTAGGGCCCCGCAGGCCGCGGTGGGGAAGTTTCTTCCCACCTGAGCGCAATTCCCGCCATTCAAGCGGTGCTCGCGCGTGGCGCACACATATGAGCGCATGCTGCGCATGGGGCGCGCCATGCGGTTGCAAATCCGTCCAGTCCGGTTCGACTCCGGATCGCGCCTCCACAAGAAACAGTCGTCAGATCAACGACTTATGGAGACCGTGCCGATTCGAGTGTGAAAGCGCGGTGGGGAACTTCTCTCCCATCACGCCCGCTTCCTGATCTTGCCCAGCGCGTCCGCCAGGCGCTGCACGCCGTGGTGGCTGTAGCGCTTCGTCGTCGCCATGCTCTTGTGCCCCAGCACCGCGCCCACGGTGCCCAGGTCGACGCCGGCATCCACCATCGCCGTGGCCGCGGCGTGGCGCAAGTCGTGCAGGTGCACATGTTCAAGCCCGCACGACTGCCGGGCCAGCGGCCACCAGTAGTCGATCACGCTGCGCGGCGGCATCGGCACGCGGCTGGCGCTTGTGATGATCGGCAGCATGGGCACGATTCGCGGCGCGCTGTTCTTGGTGTCGGCCAGCGCGAAAACGGAGCCACGCCGTTCCGCGCGCTGCGCCTCGCTCACGCGCATGCCGGTCCAGTACAGGATGCGGATCAGCGCCCGCACGCCGCGGTGCCGGCAGGCGCGGGCCAGCGCAACCATCTGCGCCCGCGATACAGGCACGTTCCTGGCGTTGCGCACCGTGGGAGCTACTACCCTGGCACCAGGGTCGGAATCGCCCCAGGAATGCCGTTTCCAGGCCCAGCGGCAAGCTGCGCGCAGGTAGCTGATGCGGTTTTTGATGGTGGCCGGCGCCAGCGCACCCATCTGGTCGGCGGCGTACTCTGCGCACACGGCCGGCAGATCGTCGATGGCTCGGACGGTCCACCAGTCGCGCATGGCCTCGATCTCTCTCGCCGCGTTGGCGCCGGCCTTCAGCTCTGGGACTCGCTCGCGCTTGTAAGCAGCGACAGCTTCGTCAACGGTTCGCCGAGGCTTGGTGATGCCGTGCGCGATCGCGTGCAAGGCCGCGCTTTCCTTGCGGTCGAAGGCGTCGGCCTGGCCGCGGATCCACCCGGCTGGGAGAAGCTGACGCCGGCGAATGCGGCGGCCGTCGATGCGGATGTCGAAGTCGAAGCGCCAGCGGTTGCTGGCTTTGTCGCGGTAGATCGACACGATTGGCGGTACGCCTCCACGTCAGCAGGGTCGAACCTTACCGCACCGCGGCCGGCGCCCAGGCGGTAGCGCGGCAGGGCGTGCTCTGGGATGTCGTAGACGGCCCTGGCGCTGATGCCCAGATGAGCGGCGACGGCGGCGGCGGTGAGCATCAGGCCAGCGCGTCCAGTGGGCTCACCACACCGCGCCCGCCGTGGCTGGCCGGCATGACGTGTGTGTAGATCATCGTGGTCTCGACATCGACGTGCCCCAGCAACTCCTGGATGGTGCGGATGTCGTAGCCGGCCTGCAGCAGGTGCGTGGCAAAGCTGTGGCGCAGAGTGTGCGGCGTGGCGGGCTTGTTGATGCGCGCAGCGCTCACGGCGCTCTTCATCAGGCGCTGGATGCCGTCTTCGTGCATGTGGTGGCGCCTGATCACTCCGGTGCGCGGGCAGGTCACGTAGTGATCGGTGGCGAAGACGAACTGCCAGCCGAGCTGGCGTGGGGCGTTCGGGTATTTCGCGTGCAGCGCGTGCGGTAGCTCGACGTCTGCATGGCCTGTCGCCAGGTCGACATCGTGCCAGCGTTCGCGTTCAGCCAGGACGGACCGCAACTGCGGCACCAGGCTCTGCGGCAGCATCACGGTGCGGTCTTTGTCGCCCTTGCCGCCACGCACGGTGATGGCGCCGGCGGCGAAGTCGATGTCCTTGACGCGCAGCCGCAGGCTTTCCATCAGTCGCATGCCGGTGCCGTACAGCAGGCGCAGCACCAGGCCGCGGCGTGATGCGGCTGGGATCTGGTCCCACAGGCGCGCAATCTCGTCACGGGTGAGCACCACTGGCAGCCGCTGCGGCTGCTTTGCGCGCACGATGTTGTCGACCCACAGCAGTTCGATCTGCAGAGCTTCGCGGTACAGGAAAAGCAGCGCGGCCAAGGCCTGGCGCTGGGTGCTGGCCGACACGTTGCGATCGATGGCGAGGTGGGTCAGGAAGGCGCCGATTTCTGGCGCGCCCATGTCGACCGGGTGCCGCTTGCCAGACCACAGCACGAACTGGCGCGTCCAGTGCCAGTATGCTTGCTCTGTGCGGCGGCTGTAGTGCCGCGTGCGGATGGCGGAGACCAGCGCGTGCTGCAGATGGCCGGGCTGGCCAGGCTCTGGCGCAGCAGTGCATGTTGGCGCTGCGGTGCGGCGCGTAACAGGTGCTGATGTGGCTGGCGCCTGGATGGTTAGCATGGGTTTTCGTGTTACGCCGCAGGATGTGCGGTCGAATTCACGTTCTACCGCGCTG